ATTAGTTAAATCTACTAGTATTTTTTCATTAAATACTCCTTAATTTGTTAAATCTACTAGTTCACACTTATCTCCGCTACAAGCGAAGGTTTGTGTTCCTACAGTTTTATCTTCCTTCTCATATTGGGTTAACATCGCCCAATCTACATTCTTAGGCATCTTCTCCAATGCCTTAAGATATTCTTCTTTGTTGCATTCTTGGTATGGTGCTTGACGATATGAGTGATCGCTATGTGGCAAAAATGAAATACCGCTGATCTCATCAAAATGCTTATATACCCACGCTCCTACTTCCATCCACTCATGTTCACGAACAGTAATTGTAATTGATGGTTTATGCTCACACCAGTGTCTTTGATATGTTAACCATAGTTCAAGATGCTCAATTGCTGTCATGTCATTGCGAGTTACAGAACCCTCTGCTTTCATAGGGAATGAGAATACCATAGTATGATCTGGTTTCATTGCGCATGGTTCTACTGGAAATCCCATCTCCACCATCATCTGACAAAGTGGATCTTTTTTATCTGCACGAACTGTGCGAATATAATATTCGCTGTGTCGTGGATGAATACCTGATGCTGCATCTGTAAGTTGTGAAACTGTACCGGATGGTTTGATGCATGTAATTGCTGCAGAAGGATTAATACCAATACTCTTAGCATATTCCTTATTTACTTGTATTGATAATTCTTTTAATGTTGCCAATGTATCTGCGACATCAATTGATCTCATCATTTTGTTGTCAAGAATACCAGTCAGCGAAACACCAAGCAGTGCTTCCTCTTCGCAATTTTTTCGCCATTCAGATGAAAGGTATGGGAAATGTGTAAGTGCTGCTTGCCATGTTCCAAGAATAGTGGCAAGTTTTATTTTTCTTTTAAGGGATTTTATATCATCATCAGAACGAACTACAACTTCAGTGAGATTACAAAATTCACGATCCCTGAGAATAATTTCACTGCATGGATTTGTGCCAAACTCATAAGACGAATCACGTCGTTCTCCAAGTTTAGATACTGTCTTACGACACGCATCTCTATTGAATATACCGCGTTCTCCACTCTTTGATTTATATAGTGCCACCCACTCATCCATGAATACTCCTATTTCTGGTTTTTCTTTGTATGCAACTGAGTTGTTTGCAAGCGCGCGCTGTGGATTATCATTCCACCATGCTCCTGATTTGGCATCTCGCATTCTTTCATCCGTAAGATTGGAGAGACTAATAAGAGCAGATCTACGGACTCCTCCAACCACGACAATTTCTGCAATTTTGCATACGATATCGTGACATTCGATAGATGTAAGTTTTCTCCCTGCTGCTCTCTTAAAAGTATCAACGGTGAATTTAAATAAATCTTCAAGCGGTCTTGGTCCAGACGCTCTACCACCGAATGTTTTGAGGCGGGCCCCAGCAGGACGAATTTTTGATACATCCCATTTTGGAATCTGACCTCCAATGAGTAAGGAGACAAGTTCTTTGTAAGCCTTAGCCCAACCAGATTTGCTATCTTCCACAATGATCGTGGTGTCAGAATCCGTAAATTGTTCAGCAATTGTCGGAAGTTTTTCAACATACTGTCTCTCCACACTAAAACCAACTCCTGTTCCACACATCAAAATGTATAAAATTTCATCAAATGCACGAATACGATTTACAGCAACATATGAACAATTATATCCAGCAACATTATCTCGTCGCAGTGCTTCCCCAGCAGTCATTAATGCTCTCATACTTGGCATGACTTCAAGATTAAGAACTGCTTCTTCTAATTCAGAGCGTAGTTCTTTTGTAACTGTATAATTTTTATTTTCCTTGAGATATGACTCAAAAAAATCAAAATACCGCTTTACAGTTTCTCCCCAAGATTCTCTTCGTTTTTCTTTTTCTAACCAACGAGCATATCTAGAAGTGTGAATAAATTTCTGATAATCAGAAGGTAGTTCTCTCATGTAGTCTCCTTAGTCAGCACATACCACGATTCGGGAAATAGAGGTTCAATAATTTTACCAATTGCTTTTGCATATTCTCTAACCTCCCACTGAGCATGTGGATCGGATCTTTGATTATACACTCTTGCATACGCAGCAAGCGATCCTGTCCACCACCACTCAGTATAAGTTCCCTGTGGGAGAACAAATCTTGCTTGTTCTGGGGCGACTCCTTTATCTATAAGAGAATTGTACACTTCCATACACATATCTACAGCATCTTGATATGTTCTTTGAAAAGTAGTCTTACTTTCTTCATCTTTCACGAAATCATCAGAACCTTGTTTTACTCCACCAACTGGTTTAACTCTCCAAAATGGTCGATAAATATCAGGAATGTATGAAACATACCTTCGAGAAATTTCATTTTCAACAAAACCAACTTTGTGTTTAAATAGTTGAGTTCTAATGGAAATCGGTGCTTTTATTCTTAATGTTATTTGTGGATGTGCAAATGGAGTCCAATGTTTATGTTCTGCAAGATAATTAATCAATTTTGAATCTTTTGCTGTCAGGTGACCAACCCCTTCGTGATCGATTTCTTCCCATTCACTTTCTTTGTTGAACGAAACTCTTGCAGCATTAACTATGGTAAGATCAGATCCCATATGATCAATATATTCTATAAATCCAGTATCAAGAACAATAATTCTATTATTCATTGGTGAACCTCTTCATCATATCACTTTCTGTACCAAACATTGTTTCAACTATTTTTTTACTAAAATTAATAAATCCATCATTTTTTATAAATTTGCAAATATTAAAAAAATAATTCCAATCATCTTGGTCAAAAGAATCATAATCTAATTCTTTTGAATGACGAATAAAATTTTCTAGATAAGACTTAATGCAATATAAATCCTCTTTGTTTGTTTTTTTCTTCTTGATCCATTTGCTGTTTGCTGTTTCTTCATCATCACCAAGAGATAAACGAGAACTAATAAATTTTTCGTATTTGTTTTTATTTTTTAATAGAGTATCATTTAACTCTTGCAAAAATTGTTTGTTATTTTCGTGCCAATATTCGAACACAACACCCTTTGTTTGAGTATATGTACGCGCATAATCTATTGCTCGAAAAAACATCTCTTGGTCTTGCTCTTTAATATATTCAGCAAATTTAAAATGAAACTCTACAAGGCCAACCAATAAATTATAATCTTTTTCTGGAATTTTCATTGACATTTTCTCCATAAATTAAATGCTAGTAATGCTGCTGCTCCACTAAATATATTAGATTCAATTATATCAGAAGGATTTAATCCAGACAACACCATATCATTTATATCTTTTTCTTTTATATTATTTGGAAATATGCAAATTTTTTCTCCCGCTTGAATTAAAGATTTAATAGTGTTTGTAACAGTCCTGTTTCTTGGTTCATTGTCAACAATAAAAACAAGATCTTGTTTTTCAAATTTTTTTCTAATCTCTAAAAAATTTCCAATTCCAAGACACGCGACAGCATTGGGTAAAAATAAACTATCTATTGGTCCTTCCACCACATAGATGCATTTACTTTTATCAACTGTATCTAGTCCATATGTTAATTTTACTTTATCTGTTTTTTTTAAAGTAATATATTTTGGTTTAACATTTCCAATCGTTCGACCTTGAACACCAACACATTGATTATGTTCGTCAAAAATTGGAATTATTATTCTTTCATCTTCTTGTAGTAGATTTTTATAATCTGAATTAAATTTTTGCGCAAAAATTCCAAATTGTTTCGTGAATCCAAATTTATCCCATTTATTTTCTGGTATTTTTCTATTTTTAAGAAATTCAATTGCTGCATGATCTGGTGGTAATTCCTCAATCATCTGATATGGTGGACTAGAAGATACCACAGTATATACTTCTTCCATGCTAATCTCTTCAATTGATGTGTTTTTTTCTTTAAATAATTCCAGACAATATTCTTTGAACAAGATAGGTGAAACTATTTCTAAAAATTTGTAAATATTATAAGAAACACCACAATTATGGCATTTGTAAAAATAACTGTCAGTATTACTGAAAAAATATCCTCTTGCTTTATTTTTATTTATTTCAGAATCTCCACATATTGGGCATCTACAATTTGCAAGATTAACTTTTTTCCACTTAAATTTTTCAAGAGAAGTAGAAACTAAATTTACATATTTTTTATCAATATACAAAGACATCAAAATTTCCAATTATCTATATTAGACTTTGGTGGCACTTTAACTGAATTAGATTGAAGTTGCTGTTTATTTGAAGCAGGAATAATTCCTGCTTCTTCTTTCTTGATGTCAAACACTTTCATCTTTGCACGATTAATACCAAGAATAAATTTACGATTTGCTGCTGTATCATTATATCTATTTTTTAGTTGTTTAACCATAATTTGGTTTAGTTCTGCAAGTTCATCTGTTGTAATTAGAGCAAACATAAAGTCAGCAGTTGCAGGAAGACCAAATGACTCTGATGTATCTTCAAGACCAACATCAGTACTTGAATATCCTGATCGTGTTGTCTGTGTAGCACTAAACAAAGGTACACCATACTCTACTGCAAGACCACGAAGTTCTTCTGCAATAGATTTAACATACATATATGAATTTACATTATTACCATTCTTTAGACGAGCAGAAGCACAAATATTAAGATAATCTACAAAAATTATATCTGGTTTAAACTTACGCTTGAGTGCAAGTTCATCTAAAAGAAATCTAAAATGATTTACATTTGCTGTTGCAGTTGGATATTCTTTGATAATTAATTTACCCCTTACACCAGCACTAAGATTGTTCATCTTCTTTTCATAGATTGACTTTGGTAGTTGTCGCAAATTATCAAGAGTTACGTCAAGAAGATTTGCATCAATTCTTTCTGCAATTCTTTCTTCT